TAGTGCATTGATGGCACATCGTGATGCGGCGACGACAAGCTGCGGAGGATCGCTATGCCGATTTTGATCAACGACACCAGCGCTCGTGTTCAGTATACGGCGACCTCTGGTCAGACCGTCTTCACGGTTCCGTTCGAGTTCTTCTCGAATGCCGACCTTAAGGTTTATCGGAGCGCCACGCTTCAGACGCTGACCACCAACTACACCGTGACTGGTGCTGGCGTCACGGGCGGCGGCACGATCACGCTTGTCAGCGCCGCAACTGCGGGCGAGATCATTACGATTGCTCGCGATGTTCCGGTCGCTCGGACGACCGACTTCCCGAGTTCTGGTCCGTTCAACATCGAGGCGCTGAATACCGACTTGGATCGGCTGACGGCAATGATCCAGCAGCAGGAGACGCTTGATACGCGCTCGCTGCGAATCGATCAGTTCGACACGCCCAACACGCTGAACGCGCTGCCTTCGAAGACCAGCCGTGCGGGTCGCGTTCTTTCGTTCGATGCTGATGGTCAGCCCAGCACCACGACTACTGCGTTTCCTGAAGCCCTCACCGCCACCAACTACATTCGTGTGAATTCTGGCGGCACGGCTTACGAACTTCGTGCGCCCGCTACGGTCCGCTCTGATATCGGCGCGGACAATGCGTCCAACCTGACCAGCGGCACTGTCGCTGACGCTCGGCTGCCCTCTACGATGGCGAGCAAAACGCTCACGGGCGTTACGATCAGCAGCGGCACGATCACGGGCATCACCGATCTTGCGGTTGCTGACGGTGGCACTGGGGCGTCTAGCGCCTCTGCTGCTCGCTCTAATCTCGGTCTTGCCATCGGCACCGACGTGCAAGCGTATGATCCGCAGCTTGCCGACATTGCTGGCCTTACGCCTTCTGACAACGGGTTCATCGTCGGCAACGGTTCCAACTTCGTTATCGAGTCTGGGGCCACCGCTCGCACATCGCTCGGTGTTGCCATCGGCACCGATGTTCAGGCTTACGATCCGCAACTCGCTGACATCGCTGGCCTGACTCCGTCCGACAACAACTTCATCGTCGGCAACGGCACGAACTTCGTCACCGAATCCGGCTCGACTGCTCGCACGTCTCTCGGCCTTGGCTCCATTGCTACGCAGGACGCCAGCAACGTCTCCATTACGGGCGGCTCGATCAGTGGCGTATCGATTTCGCTCGCAACGCCCGTCACGATCCCCGGCACGGCGTCTGATACGGGTGAGATCAGGCTTGCGGAAGACACCGACAACGGCACGAACTATGTCGGCCTGAAGGCTCCTGCGTCGATCAGCGCCAACCTTTCGTGGACGCTCCCTGCGGCTGACGGCACCAGCGGTCAGTTCCTGTCCACCAACGGCAGCGGCATCCTGTCGTGGACTTCCCCGGCGGGTGGCGGCGATGTCACTGGCCCTGCGTCCTCGACCGATAACGCGATTGTTCGCTTCGATCTGACGAGCGGCAAGGCGATCCAGAACTCGACGGCTACGCTTTCGGATGCGGGCCTTCTGAGCACTACGCAGGTGGCTACGGATACGGCCGTTCTTGCTGCAGGCAGTGCTTCTGCGCCCTCTCTCACGACGACGGGCGATACCAACACGGGCATCTTCTTTCCGGCGGCCGACACTATTGCCTTCAGCGAAGGCGGTGTTGAGTCCATGCGGATCGATGCATCTGGTAACGTCGTTATCGGCAAAACGAGTGCCGACGCAAGTTTTGGTCTGGTGCAAACGCACGGCACTAGCTCGTTCCTGTTCGGCAGCGCCCTTTACTCCAACAATGCCAACGCGAACATCTTTCAGGCTGCCAAGTCTCGCGGCACGAGCGTCGGCAGCCAGACGGTTGTTCAGAGCAACGACGATCTTTTCAGCTTTCGAGGGCTTGGCAGCGACGGCACTAACTTTATCCGCGCAGCTCAGATCAACATCAGCGTCGATGGCACTCCCGGCACAAACGACATGCCGGGGCGAATCACCTTTAGCACGACCGCAGATGGCGCGTCCGTTCCGACCGAACGGATGCGAATCGACAATGCGGGCAATGTCGGAATCTCGACATTCAGTCCGACGCTGCCGCTGACCATTGGTCCTTCTACGCTTCCGGCGGGCGTAAGCCCTGTCGGCCAGATGATTACGTCTGAAGCTGCGGGCGCTACCCCGATCCTGAGCGTTCGGCGTTCAGCTGCAACGGGCAATGCCGTTATCTCTCAGTATACGTCGTCTGGCACTGCTGCCTCTCCGACTGCGGTGGCTGACGGGCGCGGTTTGGGCCGGAACAACTGGTTCGGTTTCGACGGCACGAACTACATTGAGGCGGCGTTTATCGCTGCCAACGTGGACGGCACCCCCGGCACCAACGATATGCCGGGGCGCATCATATTCGCTACGACTGCTGACGGCGCTTCTTCTCCGACCGAGCAGATGCGCCTGACTGCCAGCGGCGAACTGCGGTTCAACTCGGGCTATGGTAGCGTGGCGGCGGCTTATGGTTGCCGTGCATGGGTAAACTTCAACGGCACGGGCACGGTGGCGATCCGCGCAAGCGGTAACGTATCGAGCATTACTGACCATGGCGCTGGCGACTATAGTGTCAACTTCACGAACGCCATGCCGGATGCCAACTACTGCGTCCAAGGCACGTCTGGTCAAAGTGCTGCGGCCTCCGGGATGAACATTGTTGGTAGAAACCTCGACAACTCGGTGCAGAGCACCAGTGCTGTTCGGTTGTATAACTTGACGACTGCGGCTGCTGCCGTCGACAACCCCAACATGTTTGTTGCAATCTTCCGCTGAGCAAGAGGACGTTATGGATCAGCGCATCATCTATCCGACTGATGACGGCGGGGTAGCAATCCTCATTCCTGCTCCTGAGTACGTTGCAGAGCATGGTATCGAGGCGCTGGCCGCAAAGGATGTCCCGGCGGGCAAGTCCTACAAGATTGTCAGCGTCGATGACATTCCGTCCGACCGCACCTTTCGTGCTGCTTGGGAGTATGTGGAATGATCCGCATCAACGTAGACAAAGCTAAGGCCGTCGCGCACGACATGCGCCGCGCCAAGCGGGCGGAAGAGTTTGCCCCGCATGATGAAGTGATCGCCAAGCGCATTCCCGGCGTTGCCGAAGCAGAGGCCGAAGCTGCCCGTGCAGAAATCCGCGCACGGTATGCTGCCATGCAGACGGCCATCGATGCCGCCCAGTCTCCCGACGAGATCAAAGCCGCCTTGGAGGCATAACATGGCTGACGCTCACCTGACCGAGACTGCCAAAAACATCGGAGATGCCGTGAGCGTCGGAACCGTAGTGGGTACACTTGCGGGAATCCTCCCGTCCATCGCTGCCATCATCACCATCATCTGGACGAGCATCCGTATCTACGAGACGGATACGATCCAGAAGTTGCTGGGCAATCGGGAATGATCCAGACGCTCCTGCCTGTTGTCGGCCCGATCATCGACAAGCTGATCGACCGCATTCCTGATCCGGCAGCGCGAGAGAAGGCAAGGCTTGAAGCCGAGTCTACCCTGCTCGCTGCTTCCATCGAGGAGATGCGCGGGCAAGTCGAGATCAACAAGGTCGAGGCGGGCAATGCTTCCGTCTTCGTGGCGGGCTGGCGTCCTGCCATCGGCTGGTCCTGCGCCCTCGCCTTCGCGTTTATGTATGTCGTCAGCCCTATCATCGTGTGGCTCGGCGGCATCTTCGGCTTCTCTCTGCCGCAGCCTCGCTTCGATGCTGACGCGCTGATGTCGTTGACGTTCGGTATGCTGGGCATCGCCGGGTTCAGGACGTTTGAAAAGGTCAAGGGCGTAGCGCGTGCGCGATAACTTCCAGCGAGCTTTAGGTCTGATGCTCGAACACGAAGGCGGGTTCGTACATCATCCTCGTGATCCCGGCGGCATGACCAACCTTGGTGTTACCAAGTCGGTATACGAGCTTTGGAAGGGTCGGTCGGTCAGTGAAGCTGAGATGCGTGCACTGACGATTGATGACGTGTCTCCCATCTATCACGCCAAGTACTGGACGAAGGTGCGTGGAGACGACCTGCCGCTCGGTGTGGACTATGCCGTGTTCGACTTTGCGGTGAACAGCGGCGTACGTCGGGCTGCTCGTACCTTGCAGCAGCTGGTCGGCGTGCATGACGACGGGGTCATTGGGCCGTTTACCATCGGCGCAACCAAGACACTGGATGCGAACGATCTGATTGAAGACCTGTGTAACGCCCGCATGGTGTTCCTGCGTGGCTTGGGACACTGGGACACTTTTGGACGCGGCTGGACTCGACGCGTTAATGAAGTCGAACATGCCGCCAAGGCTATGACAGGATCGTAAGATGCCTCCTGCTCCTCTGTCTGACGAACTGATGCGTGAACGCGCACGCCAATATAATCAGATGGGAGGCAATGCAGCGGCGCTTGCTCGCGCCCTTGGCTTGAGTCCGTCAACGGTCAAGGACCAGATCATAACTGCCAGAGCTAAATATCCCGAGCTCTTCGACTACGAGGCTAATCAAACACATAAGTCTTCGCTGCCTTGGACGCTGCCGCAGATGCTGTCACGCGAGATCGTCGATGGCTGCGTGATCGTCGGTGGCGATTTGCACATCTGGCCGGGAGAAGTCCCCATGATGTGGAAAGCCTTCTGCTCGGTAGCCCACCAGCTTCGACCGCAAGCCATCGTGCTGAACGGCGACATGCTGGATGGTGCCCGCGTGTCGCGCCATGGCTCGCTGCTTGGCTCTCGTGCGCCCAAGATCGACGAAGAGATCGACGCCCTCTACGACGCGCTGCGGATGCTGCCGCACGCCGAACATCAACTGTGGCCTATCGGCAACCATGACCAACGTGTGAATAACTACCTGGCAAATGCAGCCTCCGAACTGGACGTGTATGTCGGTCGGCTTGAGGACCGCTTCCCTCAATGGGAGTTCTGCTATGCGGCGATGCTCAACGATGTCGAGGTGCGGCACCGCTTTCGTGGTGGCATTCACGCTGCTTGGAACAACGCTCTCCACTCAGGCATCTCTACCGTCACCGGACACACCCATCAGCTTCAGATTACCGCCGTCCGCAACCGGAACGGCAGTCACTGGGGGGTGGAGGCAGGAATGCTTGGCGATCCTCGCTCGCGGGCATTCGAGTATCACGAAGGACAGCCTAGCCGCGCACACGAGGGCTTTGTTGTGCTTACTTTTGATGCGGACGGCAACCTGATGCCGCCCGAGTTCTGCGAGATGGTTCGCGGTCGCCCCATCTTTCGTGGCAAACCCGTCTACTGAAGGACGTAGAGCAGGATTCCGAAGGCTGCCAGATACAGCAAGAGCAGCAAAAGGATAATCATTCTGTCCTCAGGATGCATCACGCGCTCTAATTACCCAGACATTGGCCTCAGTCAGCATTGTCTCTGCTGCCTTGAACTCCTCCTGCGCCATTGACGTAGTACCATCGCCATGGATGACCTGAGAAATCCCGGCTTGGATCAGCGTTCGAGCACAGGACGCGCAGGGTGCGTGAGTCACGTACACCGTGCAGCCGTCAGTCTGGATGCCGGATCGTGCGGCAAAGGCAATCAGGTTTGCCTCGGCATGGCTCGCGTACAAGTATTTAGCGGGCCGCTCGAAACGCTCCGGCAGATCATCGACGCCACGAGGCGGGCCGTTATAGGCCGTCAGCCTGACCTCGCCTTCCGGCCCGACCAATGCCGCACCGACCTTGGTGCTGTCCTTGGATTTTTTGGCCGCATGCTCGGCAAAGCCCATGTAGTAGGTAATCCAGTCCATCACTTGCACTCCCTCACACCAACGAAACCATTGCCGGGATACGACGTGCTCGCCACAACGAACGTCAACCCGAGCGGGTTCTCTCCTGTTTCCTTGATCGGATGCGGCAGCACTTTAGCCGCATATCGTTTCACGACCTTCCACTTGCCCGCATATCCATTTGGCAAGACCCGCGTGAGTATCTGTTCAGCGCCACGCGGGTTGATATAGACGACCTCAAAGCGATTACGCATTGTCCCACCTGTCTTCGAAGGGCTTCTCCTCTTTGAGCGCGGCACGAGCAGCAGCATCGAACGCTTGCTCGGCTTCCTTTGATGCGATCAGGTTATTGCGGGATCGATCTTTGAAGTAAGCCTTCTGTGCCGCTCGCATGGCAACGCCCTGACGCACCACCTCGCGCAGCCGTTCGATTTCGTCGGCCGCTTGCCCCCAATAATGGGGTGTTTCGTTCCCGTGACTTTCGAGCCACCGCAAATGCTTCACGATGTCACTCATCACTTGTCCTCCCCGAGTGCGACGCGGGCCGTGTGTCCGCATTCAGATCGTCCGTATTCCCCGAATGTTTCACACGACATGTCGTCTTTGCATTGGCACGCATAGAAGCGCAGTGCCTCGCGCAGCCGCTTAATTTCATCATTAGCCTCGGCCTTCCCCCACAGATAGGCGATGGTCAGGTCGTCCTTATCGTCATCACAGCGACCGCTCATCACTTCCTCTCTCCGAGTGCGGTGTTAATATTGATGAATGTCCATCCATCAGGAGACCACAGGGCTACATGCTTGTGGTGTTTTCGAAAAGCCTCGGTTGTAAGAAAGCCAAGCTCTTCAGAGAGCCTTTCATTAAAGGCTTTTTGTGCTTGTTTTTTACGTTCGCGCTTCAACTGGGCAGGAGAAGCTCCCCGACTTTTCAGTGGCCCCTCATCATTGCAGCGACCGCTCATGACTTCTCCTCCCTGAGTGCAGTGCGGGCAATCCAGTAAGCCTCCTCGTGTCCGTCACGGCAGAAGATTTTGCCATGCGGTGCGTGAGAGATCAGTCGCAACGCATCGCGCAGCCGTTCGATCTCATCCACTACATCCAGAAGCAGGGTCTCAAGGTCGGGCTTATCGTTCTCATAAACCACCCGAGCAACTTCGGCATCAAGCCGAACAAGGATATCGGTCACTTCGTCTCTCCTAGTGCAGCGATCATGTGCTTGATCTGAGTCCTTTCGTTCATCAAAGAACGACGACAGCTGGGTGTCTTGGAAAGCACGACCTTGATTGGCTTCCCTTCATAAGTCCCGAACACTACCCAGTGGTTCTTGTTCCTGATGCTGTCGATGGTAATGCCGAACTCAGTGACGATGCTGGTAATCTCTCGTCTAGATCGCATGTAGCTGGCCCTCATGCCGTTGATGCTTCTCACGCTCAAGGCGCTTGGTCGCCTCATCCTTTCGCTTGTCGCCGATCTTCCTCTGCCTGTATCGGGTCGAGGCCAAGCTCAACGCAAAGGCGTTCCTTGACGAGCTCAAGGTTCTGTCGGGTTTCTTTGTCATTGAATGCTGCCTCCGCTCCTATCGCTGCGTAGCCGGCAATGTCGATCCAGCTATCCGCATGAGTACCGCGAGTCTGTTTAAGACGCACGACTTTCTGAATGATCTCGATCAGCGCCACGTCATGCGCCTCGACCGGATGCCCAAGATAGAGCGAGAACATCTCGGCCATGGCGTTGAGCGTTTTGGATGCGCCTCCGTATTCCGACTCTCGCTCGATGACGATGCGACGTGCGCTCTCGATTACCGTGATGCGGTCAACCATGTGGTCACTCTCCAATGTAGGGGTCTATGCTGTAGTTCGTCGTGGGCAGGAAGGGTGCCTTGCCTTCATCGACAAGGGCTTGATACTTCCTGACTCCGTGAAGAACCGTCGTATGGTCGCGATTGCCGATGTGCTTGCCGATCAAGGGCAGACTCAGCGTCGTCTCATTGCGAAGACGCCACATCAGATACTGACGAGGCAGCAGCAGCGGTTTCATTCTGCGCTCGGATTTCAGATCGACCCAGTTGATTTCCGTCTGCTCGCAGACATCAAAGATGATCTTCTTGATGCGGCTGATGTTGGTCGCCTCGAAAGACAGAGCGTCCAGCCTGTCGTGCACAAAGAGCCAGTCACGGAACCGAACCTCCTTGGTCTTCTTTACCTCCTGCTCCTGCGGCTTGAATTGCAGCACGTCAGCGCCTCCTGCTTGAGCCACCTCATTGCGGATAGCGGCTCTCTGCAAGCGTTGAAGCCGAGCCTTGCGCTCCAAGTGCAACTGCATCTTCAGGTTCATCAGGCAACCTCACTCATAAGTTCGATGCTATGAAGCTCGTGCATGTAGTCAACGGCAGCCGATGCCTTGGCAGCAGCTTGCACGAGCGTGCGCTTGTTCTCCTTCACCTTCGACATCCATGCCGCCAGGTATTTTGCGTGGTCTTCCCGCACATGGTTCTCGATCTGAAAGTCTGCGGACAGGAAGGCTGCGCCCATCTCGGCAATCATCTCTTCCATTGCATAGGCTTGATCGCCAAAGGAGTTGGAGAGTTGCCGATCAAGACGGTTCTTGCTGCCTGACCAATGCACCAGCTCATGAAACAGCACGGAGTAGTAGTGCTCCATGGAGTTAAACTGCTCAGGCGTCGGCATCTTGATGGTATCTATCGAGGGGATATAGCACGCACGGTCGCCCCCGATCTGAAGGGTGGGGTTGAGCCGATGCACGAAACTCTCGATGCGGGCAATGCGGACGAGCTCGCCTCCGCTTTGTGGCGGCTGCGGCTCCCTCGCCCGCTCACCTTCAACGCTGGATGCATTGAAGACATAGGAGATTCGGCTGACGATCACCTTCTCGGGATTACCGGAGTCGCCGCTGCGCTCGTACTCTTTAAAGAAGATGATCGGCGTGCCGCGCTCGCCCTTGCGGACGGAGCATCCTGCGGCTTGCCACTGCTTGAACGTAGCCCAGCGATTGCTGCCGTAGCCGTTGGATATGCTCGATGCCCAGCACATGAACACGTTGATGCCACGATAGAAGTTCCCGGTGATCGCATTGACCGGACGATCCATGCCGAGCGAACGCCACGGCGGCGACCATCTCCCGGCACTATCGACTAGCTGGAGCATACGGTCAGTGATCTCTTGATACGCGTCTTTCATGTCTCTCTCCTTGGTGAAATGCCGGGGCTATGAACCCCGGCACTGTGATTAGAACGGCATGTCGTCGTCGATGTCTCGACCAACAATCTGCTTCGGACGTGAATCCGAACCGTCACTCTCCGCCCTCGACAGCAACTGAAGCTCGCCCGAGAACCGCCCGATGCTGACCTCGACGGCCAGCTTCTCGACACCGTCCTTCGTGTATGTCCGCTTCTCCAGCGTGCCTTCGACGTAGACCTTCGTGCCCTTGTCCGCATAGGCGTCAAGGATATCGACCTTCTTCTCGTCCCAGCACACGCAGTCCACCCACATCGTGGACTTCTCTTTGTTGACGTACTTGTTCACGGCAACGGAGAAGCGAGCGAACCGTTTCCCATTGGCGTCCTTCACTTCAGGCTTGCGCCCGAGGTTTCCGACAAGCGTGACCTTCGCAAGCATTATGCAACCCTCCAAATCCGCATGTTGTTCTCGTCGATGCTACGGCTCGTATATACTTTGCCGTGCTTCTTCTTCAGCCTCGACATCGTTGATGCGATGCTTCCCCTGTTAGCAATCGGAGCCACGAAGGAGTCGCCCACATTCATGTAAGACAGGGGCGTCTTGCCCATGCCATAGCCGGGAACCGGGATGTTGGATTCGATGATGTACTTGCTCACTTGCCAAGTTCCTTCTGTTTGGAAACGAAGAGCTGACGCAGCCGCGCCAACTCGGCGGGCTGAAGATTAGTGGAGTGCTTCTTGATCTCGGCTGCCATGTCATCAAGCATCCGCTGATCGACGACGAGACCCATCATGGTTTCGAGCGAAGCCATCACGGGATTGTTGAACGTGACGTTCTGATCCTCATCAGGATCATCGCCCGTCTCCAAGCCAAGCGTCTTCAGCAGGGCATACTTGACGGCATAGGACATCGCCTTGCCCGGACCCTTGTCCTGATCGTCGATGCCGTAGCCGAACGTCTCGACCTGAAACATATCCTCCGGGTCATCGATGTTGATGAACCGAACGGTGACGTGAGCTTGCGTGCGGTTGCCGACCTGATCCGTCCGGACTTCCACCGGATAGTAGATCACGCCCTCCTCCAAGAGAGCGGGTCGCACCTTCGCCGTGACTGCATCATGGCTCACGATGGAGTAGCGCATACCCTGACGCTTCTCCTTCTGGATGTATGTCACCTTCTTCATTGCAGCGGCGATGCGCTGATGAATGTTCCTACTCATAACCTCTCTCCATCGAAGTAGTCCTCGTCCGTGCCGAACCCTGCTGATGCAAGCGCCTCGGCGTCGTTCTCTTCGTCGTCGTGGTACTCGTCGCACGCCTCTGCATGTTCACGCAGAGACTCCATCCCCTCGACGGCCAGCGTCAGGCACCGCTTGTCGGTCGATGTCGCAAGCACCGCTTCGCAAAGCTCGCGCCACCGATCCTCGATCTCCAGAATGCTCATGATCTTGCTGGGATCAGACATCTTTGACGACCCGCCAGATGATGTGGTTGCGCCCGCTTTCACGCTTGTGCCGCTTGCCGCTGTCCTCGATCTTGCCCTTGCGCACGAGCTCGGCACGCCGCGAACGCCAGGTCGAAGTCGCGTACTCCCTCCCTTGCGAGGACATGCACATGACCTCGGTCAACTCGGGATCGGTGAACCCGAACTCGCCGCACTCGATGGCGTATTGCAGGACAAGTCCCTGCAACCGAGACAGCTTTGGGGCGACGGACTCAGCCGCCTCCTTGCTCGTGTCGGGATCGCTCGTCCGTGACAGACGATGCGCCTGATCCTGATACATGACGCCCAGCAGATTACTCAGTGTCATTGCCGCTCTCCTTGGTAGCGCGAATGAGAATGCGCCCACGTTTGTCGCGCTTTGCCGTAACGCCATGGCCGTAGGCTTCGCCGATGTCGTCGGTCACGAGACCCTTGATGTCTTCCTTCGCAGCCTCGAACGTCTTGGCTGCCTCTTGATTCTTGAGGAACCGCTCGACCGCATCAGTCCAAAGGTTGTTCGCCCGCATGTCGGAGACGATGAGACCGTCAACCTTTACGCCCTCTCCCTTTTTGACGATGCGGTTGAGCTCCCCCTGCGGGACGATCTCCGGTTCCACCTTCTGCTGCACATGCCACCAGAAGGACGACTCCATCTTCATGAGCCCTTCGATGTAGTCATCGTCGCGCTCGACCTTGCACCACACGGGCTCGTCGTTGCCACGGATCACGGAGAAGTAGCAGTAGTCCACGTTCAGCACCTCGATGTAGTGCTGAAGCTGGGGCATATAGAACCGGGACTTGTCCCACACGCTCACGCCGTTGCGGCTGTGCTTCAGTTCGAGAAACGAGTTCTCGTTCGGCACGAGCCTATCGATGTTCGCAAGCATGAACTGATGCTCACGATGCACGTAAGTATGATCGGGCTCCATCAATGCGATGCCCGTCATGCGCTCGAACCACTCGGCATGGAAGGCTTCCGACCGCACGCCAAGCTGCACCTTGAAAACGCCGCTCAGGTCGTCGGGCTGATCGAGCCCAAGCTTCTCGCGATAGAGTTTCTGCCAGTCGCCCGCCATGATACGCATGGCGTCCGTGCCGCCGATGCCGGCACTGCGATTGATGCGCACGATCTGCGCTGTTTCAGTGATTGTCATGTCGCTCTCTCCTTCGACACGTTGATGTTATGGCTAGTCAGTCTTGGTGTCAACCTGTTCGAGCCTTGCCATAGCCCGAATGATGCGGTCCTCCCAAAGTTTCAGCGTTGCTGTAGACTCCTTTGACGCTTCGAAGAACTCCGCCGGAAGAGGCATGTTCGGATATCGATGCGTCTTTGCGAGCGACCTGCACGCTTCCTTGAATGCAGCCTTCGGTATCTCTTGGAAGAGGGACACATAAATCTTCAGTGCCTCCTCTTCCGGCAGATGCGCCCGGAAGATTGTCGCTATCGCATTCAACGACAGCACTATCTCCTGCGGCGAGGGCGGAAGGAGCAGCCGCCGCACCCCTGCGAGGGCGGCTGCGAGTTCCGTTCTCGATGCAGCGATCTCTGCTCCTTCAGGTAATGTCCGTCGCATCATCAGCCATGTCGTCAAAGAAACGACGGACTCGCTGATTGTTGGACTCAGCCACTGCTGCGGGAGAAGGACGTACTGATCGGGGTTCCGCTTTCCATACGGCACGAGCTCGCCGTATCCAGTTCCTGTAGGTTGCTGACCAGTCGAGCTTTGTTGCACCGTTGGCAAGCCAGTAATCCCGGAAGCAATCTGTTTCATGGCCTACGTCTATGTCGGGTCGCGCCTCTCTCGCCCATTGCAAGAGCTCGGGACCGGGGTTCCAAAGAGGAGACATTCGAGACGCCTGTCCCCTCTTATCTTTTTGTATGGTGGTTAGTGTAGGTTCGGGTGCACCACATGCACCCCTCCCCTGCACGTCATGCACCCCTGCACTACGTGCACCCCTCATGGACAGGGCAAACAAGTTCGTTCGTCCCGGCCTTTCCTGAACCGCCATGAAGCCCAGCTCTTCCAGATCACTGAGAGCCTTCCTGACGGCCCTCTCTTTGTATCCGCTGTAGAGCATCAACCGTTCGACTGAAGGCCACGCCTCGCCCGCAGGATTGGCATGGTTGGCTATCCCTATCAGCACGGCTTTGAGTACGGGCTTGTCGAGCGGCAGATTGAATGCCCAGTTCAATGCCTCGATGCTCACGGTTCGATCTCATCCCTCTGCCTGAGAAGCGCATGGCTGATCCATGCCATTGCCAGACAGATATCATCCCACTCTTTGTCGTGTGCGTGATGCCCTTCGCAGATCACGATTTCTCTATAGTCTTCAAGGGCATCCCAAACTGTTCTCAGCCACGACTTCATATCGTCGGCACGCAACTCTCCCATCCTCTCCTCCTACGGGATCGTCAGTCTCCACTGCTCCACCTTGGATGCAGGAATCTCATTGATCTTCAGCTCATACGCAGCCTCGAACAGCTTCTTCTTCAAGGCATACACGTCGGTGATCATTCCCTTCACGTCCTCGATCACCAACTTTTCGACACGTCCACGCTCGTCGAGCACGGCATATCGGAAGTCAGCCCGATAGGTTGTGATGGGATGGTTGTTCAACCTGATGCTGTAGTTCGGTTGAAGCTCGAGGTTTTCGATGCGACCCTGCTCGACGAGCTCCTTCAACTGCTCGTATCGGACAGCCTCTGCATTCGAGGCGAACCAATGCCCATCGACGTGCCGTCCATTGGCATTGTATTTACCTTTGCGACTGCCGCGAACTTCACGCGTCGAAACAGGAAGTTTTGCCATCGGCCCTCTCCGTTGTGAGTTTCAAACCGAGAGCGACGCACCAGCACATCAGATAAAAAGAAGAGGGCAACCTTGCCCCCGACTCCCACTTATTGACGAGCCCATCGGACACACCGATCACCTCGCACAGCTTCTCTTGTGTGATGCCACGTCGATGTCGAGCAGCTATCAAACTTGATATCAAGTCTCTATAGAACTGTTCTTCCATCGGCGTCGGCTTCACCATGCAAGGCTTACGCGGCCTTCGAATGGGGTTCACATGAATAGCAAGCTGCGGCATTGTCGCTCTCCACTTTCGAAAGCGTAGCTGAACAACGCCGCCGCAGCAAGCCGACTCACTCGTTATCGTTGTCTGCCGCCAGCTCCTTCGGGAACTCGGTCTTCTTCAGGAAGTCAGCCCGCGAGATGATCTCGATGCGAGGGAAACTGTTGTTCCCTGCCGGAACCCAGCGCGTCTGCTTATTGATGAACTCTTCCCTATAATAGTTGCCTTCTTGGAACAGTCGCTTCATCGCATCGATTGCTTGAGGCGACGTGTCCACCACGATCATCTTGTCCCAAGAGATATGGATGACCGCATACATCGTGTCTTTGTTTACCATTGTCTTCTCTCCTTCAGAGTGTGATTGACCAAGCGACGGCACATGCCAGGACGAATGCAGCAAACCCGACGAACTCGATGACTGGTTCCAGATACTTCATCACGCGAACTCTCCTTCCATTTCGACATCAATGTCGTAGTCATAGAGCTCGAACTTTTCTGGCGGTTCGAGTCCCGACATCTCGAATGGGTCCAAGCCCCACCTCATGCACTCTTCGTAGTACGCGCTCCACAAAGCCGCGTTCTCCATAGGATCGCTATCGAATGCCTCGATCATGTCTCTCTCCACAATGGAAAAAGGGGAGGCTTGCGCCCCCCCCTTCGGGATCAGGCGACCCGCTGGCGCGGATCGGACGAAGTGAATGCCA